AATATAGCTTTAGTATTATCAAAGTCTATACCATTTATAATAACTTCATCAAGTAAAGCCTCATATGCTTCATCTGCATTGTGAAATTTATTTCTCATATTTGTCGTAATAATATTTATAAAACTCATACATCTTAATCCATATAATATCTTTACCATATGTAACCGGTGATCTATTAGTTTTTTTATTAATCTCTATATCTAAGTACCATGTCGCTTCTCCAGTTGCAAACGGGGAAATATATATTCCATTGTTTATACACCAGTGATACGCTTTTGTTTCCTCTAACGTAGGCAAATAGCTTCCCATTATTTGTTTCTTTACTCTCGGCATCTATTCCCATGGCATTGGTTCATCATTAATACTTATTGGTTCGAAAGGTATAAAACAACCTGATTTATGTTCCCATTTAAAATGAGCTTCAGCACCGTTTTCACCAAGGTTTTGAAATTTTACTTTTAAAACTTTAGCTTTAACTGTTTTAGCTTCATAATCTCTATGAACTAATATACCGTGATAACTAGCATCGTACCATTCACCACCACCTTTTATATTATACATTGTTGGTTCTTCTATCTTACCATCTTTGTCTTTATACATTTTAGTTGGATGGGCTACGATAAATACTAATACATCAAACTTTTTAGCAAACGTTTCTATTTTAGTAAGATACTCCATTGTATAACGATTTACATCTTCTGTTTTACAATCAACATCTCTTACTTTATTATAAGGATCAATAACTAAGCATTTAATTCCTTTTCGTTTAACTAGCTCTGCACCTTTGCGTAATACAGATTCTAATGTATAACGCTCCATGTCTATAAAAAAGTAGTTATCGTTAACGTGATCAGCTACTGTATTCCATTTATCTCCATGTATATCTGCTGACGTTGGCATACCTTCCCATGTTTTACGCATTAGCTTGTGAGCATGTAAATACGTGGGTGCATTCTCTGGTGATGCAAAAGCTGTTTTCCAGCCATAATTACGATTGTAACCTACAACCATCTGGTCAACAAAATCAGACTTACCACTACTAGGTATCCCAGTAACAGTAATAAACTGTCCGGTGTAAGTGCTAAAAATGTTGTCAAAGTTTTCCAAGCCGACTTGATAGCCTTTTTTAAATCCATTACGAACAAAGTCTGTAACCTCATCTTCAATGTCTTTAAATGTTGTAACATTTTCAAGAGGAACAGGCCTCGCTCTTGAAATAATTTCTGATAATCTCTCTGATCCATATTTTATTAGATATTCATTAGCATCTTTACAATCATCAAACGAAACTAAATAACACACTTCAGCACCTAGTCTTCTAACTAGTTCAGCTTGTAATGCTTGACCTGCTTCATCTGAATCAACAGCTAATATTATTTTTTCTTTATCTTCAAAATAATCTATACAATTATCAAGATAATCTAAATTATTACTATTAAGTGTAGCACCGTTAGGAACTGATATAGCGTTTGGTATACCAGCTTCATGTAATGCTAACACATCCATTTCTCCTTCAGTTATAACACAGTACTCATAACCTACAATACTATTAATATTATAGAATACTTTTTCAGCACCTTTATATAACTTAAAGTTTTTACGACCATCTCTATATTTAACATTAATAAGTTGATCGCCCATAAAGTAATTAAACTTTATAGTATTCTCGGTCTTACCGGTTTGCGGCATATACTCAAGACCCTCACCGACTTGTAAGTCGATCAGAGTCTGAGCTGATATACCTCTTGTTTTAAACCATTTCAAGACTTTTTGTTCTGGATCACCAGTTATATTATAGTCTTCAACTTTATCAACAGGTCTTACATATTCTTTTTCACTAGCTCCTTTACGTTGATAAGTATGTAGTTGAAATGATGTATTACAATTGTGACAAGTACCGAGACCCCGTTCCCAATCATAAGACGCGCATTTTGCCTTTTGATTCTTGGGTTTTCTAGTGTGAGAGCAAAGAGGACATATACCCTGCTTTTTCCCTTCTTCTAGCTTATGTTGATTGAACTCATCAATCAAAAATCCATTGATCTCTACTGTCTGCATTTAATTTAATTAAAATGGTAAATCATCTACCGGTGCCGCAGCTGGTGCAGCTTTAGCAGGTTGGTCTTGTCTTGGTGCAACATCTACGTTGCTGCCGTTTGTCCATACTACTTGTACGTTGCCTAAGTAAACTTTAGCAGTTTTAGCCTCACGCTCCTCTTTAGTTTGTGCTATACAAACTGGACCGTTATTACCAAACTGATCTACTTCGTCATTTAACGTAATAGTAATAGGTAAGTATTTACCTTTTTTACCCTCGATAACTTTTGATTTATCGATGTTAGTAAGGTTAATACTAGTTTTAATTATACTAGCCATGTTATACGTATTGATTTATTTGATTAAACATTCTTTGCATCTGCTCTTTAGTAGCTCCAGTAGTTCTTCTTAAGTTATCTACTGCTTTAACATGAGTTTGATTAGCGTAAAAGTTGTTTACACTAGTTTCTAATCCTGTTACACTACATACTTTAGTTTGGTTTTTTCTGGTTCTTGCCATAATTATAAGGTTTTATTAATAAAATATTGTTTAGGGTCAAAGCCCTCAGACTTATAGAACAATTCATAAGCCTGTACTGCTCTTTCAACTTTATCTTTACCACGTTCATAGAACTCTGGTGAGCAATCAAAGATACCTATTTGACCTGTGTTTTTATCTATCGCAATAAATATCATTTCATAGCCAAATAGTTTACTATAAATGTAAGCTTGTGAATCGTAATTGTACTTAGAAGCTGAATACCTAAATTTATTTAGATCTGCTGTTGTTTTTAAATCAACAATGAGTTTTTCATTATGATTAATAATATCAGCTTTACCTTTCCACATTTGACCCTCAAGCTCTGTTATGCCTGGTACTTCATATTCTGTATTACTATCACGTATTAATCCTTTGCATACATTATTATCTAAAACTTTGTCTGTTAATAATTCTATAGCATCGACTTCGTGTTGCAATAAGCATAATTCACCGCCAGACATCTCTTTGTAAGCCTTAGTGTTTCTAGTGGTAGACTGTATCACTCTATACTTATGCAGTTTATCTGGTTCAAGTATAGCGGTGTGAAAATATCCACCAACTAGAAATGCAGGTCGCGGAGCTTGCTGCTTACCTAAAGCTAAAGGATTTGTAAGTAAAGTACCAATATCAGAGTTACTTAAATACTTTTTACCAAAAGCACCATAGTAATGCTCATCATCACGTAACTTTTCAATTACTTTTTCTTTATTCATATTATAGTGTTGTTAATGCTCCTTCTATTTCTTTAGATAGAGCATACTTGGCTTTTATAGCCGATACTTTACCACCTGCTGTTACGTATTGAACCGCTTTTTCATAAGCTGGATCATTTTTAGAGGTTAAAGTTGGTTTTTTTGGCTCGAACTTTTTCTTGCCGTGATTGTTTGTAGCATCGCTATCTTGGGTGTCGTCTATTAGAAATAAATTTCCTAGTGCATACTTCTTTGCGTAACTCGATGCTGACCCAAACTGTTGAGGTGCTTGCATACCTTTTTGATTAAGATCAACTCCAACTATTGATGTAGCTGTAATTGTACCTTCACCATCAGTTACTGTAGCTGTTGTTTGTATAACAGGCATTGGCTCTGTTGCAATCAACTCTTCATTAACTGTTACGGTAACTCCTAACTCTAATAGAAAGGGTTTTGTAGCTTCGAGAATGTCTTCGGCTGACCTGAAGTAATACTTACCGAATGAGTTAAATCTACTTTTTTTCGATTTAAACTTTGTCTGAATTTGAGATAATTTTTCGTATATGGTCATACTATTATAATTACATGTTTAAAATTAATTTACATATCTAACTTACACTATATCAAGCACTTGCGAGTGATCTACATTGTCAATTAGCTTTTGAACTGCTTGCTTTTTTAACTCTGAAACGCGTACATAATTACCTACGCCAACCATGTTTAGTTTTGTAGCAATTTGTTTTGCAGAGTGCTTATCGCAATCAAGACCATAACTCATACGTAACACTTCATATTCATTTTTATTAAGGTATTTTTCCATTAAACTTTTTAAATAAATATTAAGTATGTGTATATTGTAAGGTTCTGATTTGTCTGCTATTTGATACATCATGTTTTCTTCATCATCATTTGTAATTTGAGCATCAATAGATAAAAATATACTATTGAAAAATATTTCAACCATTTTTTTATCTTTAGGATTTTTACGTATTTCATTTAGTTTATGTTCTGGTATACGCATGTCACCTCTAGCCATATCAATACGTCTACGTATAGCGCCTTTGATACGTTTAGATAGAAATGATTTTAGTGTTTTTTCTATATCATCTGACTCATATAGTTTTGTCCACTCTATTCTATCAACAGCCTTTGTTAAAGCTTCACCACCACATTGTATTATATCATTTATAGTCATAACACCTGATGCTTGTTGAGTTGTAGAAAATTTACGACCTAAGTTTTCAATTAAAGGACTAAACTTTATTATAAGTTCTTCTCTTGTGTATTTTTTATAATCTGAACCATAATCTGGTAATCTAGTTAAAGACTGTTTTAAGTCTTCCTTATACCTTATATAGTTTTGTATATTATATTTCTTCATTCAATATTGCTTTTTCTTTTTTCAGGCAACCATTTAGATTACGCTGTATTGTTCTAGTAGAGCAGTTTAATAAACCAGCTACTCTACTCCATGTTATTGTTTTACCCATGTCGTTTAAATCTAGCATGCACTGATAAATTGCTTCACCATCTACACGACTATATCTGCCAACAAGTTTTCCAACAATACTCATTTTCTCGTTAGGCGTTAAACCGCTATAGTCTTTAAATATTATCTTACGTATTTTATTAGCTGGTGGATCACCACCTTGCATTAAAACATCACCAATCATTTGTTCTAGTTTTTTATCGCTAATAAAAAATGTAACAAAACCATTTTCTTTATTAGCTATAAATCTAGCTACAGTAACAAAATCAGAATTTATTATATTATCCATGTTAAGATAGTATAATACAAGCATGTGCCACTTCAAAGATTTATATGTTGTAATCTTTGCTTTACTACGAAACAAGTGATAACATTCGTATGTACCATCTTCATAGTAACTATACAATGCGGTATCAATCGTAGGTATATCATTAACAGGATTACACCTGTAATTTATTCTACGATCGTTTAACCATTTCATGTTTCTTTTATATGACATTAGCCTCTTACTTTATTATCTTTACGGGCTTTTGTCACCCTTGGTTTAACAAAATTCTTAATTTTGGTACGAATACCAAATACGTCTGTTTGCATTAAATGCTGGTATATTTTATATCTACTCATTTATAATTGTTATTTTAACGTTATTCCATTTACCGCCTTTTACGTCTTTATTCACAAGAAAATCAACGCGGTTTGTCCATCGCTTATTCATGCGATCTTCAACAGTCCATACTCCATCTAACTGTCCTGCTCCTTGAACACAAACTTTAGTGCCAAACACGAAACCGTGTTGCTCTAAATCTCTAGATACGGCTATCCACCGGTGACCTTGAGGATCAGCTTCATTAATAGTTTTAAGTGAAGCTGTAGTTAAATAGTCTGCGTTGCATTGAGCAGGATCAGCATGGTATATTGTTGCTGTTACTAATATTGATATTAAAAAATTCATCTGGTCTTGTTATTAATTGTTCTGTTTTACCCGCGATTAAGTATTTTTCTTGCTCATAATAATTCCAATAAGCTGTAATACTACAACCTGGAACTTTATATTTATCGGGCATACACTGTGGTGGTTCTGTAAACTCACCGTCAGGCATACCCAATGGACATAAGTCTAATGGTTCTTTACATTTAGTAATAGTTAAATGTTCTTTACCATATCGTTTAGTGTATTCATTACCTAGCGCAATCATATGATTATAAAGCCAATAATATTGTTTAACGTTTTGTCTACACCATATAGTTGACGGATGGTTATAATGTGCTTTTTTATAAGGCACATAATCAGGTTTATATTCTAACAGTTCAGCATAATGATGATGCGCAGTACAAAGCATTTGAGCTGATTCTAAGATCATTTTAACCACATGCTTATTGTATTGTATCTGTGCAGCTTTAACTGGATTAGAATGTAAATAAAATATATTCATCTGTATCTTTTATTACTTAATCTATTATAGTGTGCGTCTAATAATATATGAGCAACTTCTTCGCTGATCATGTTATCATTATATAATTTCCATATTACCTTACTCATAATTCTTCTTGTATTTTAATAAACTTTTTAACCTTGTGTATTAGCGCTGTAAATATAGCTAAACCCATACCACCTACAAATAATTTTACATTAGTTGTAAAAGGTTTTAGAGTAAAACCCCATATCAATAAAGCTACAAGATCTAGCGCGAACATAACACCACCAATACCCATTATAACATCAGGAAATTTTTTACAAATTAAAGCCACTAATCCTGTTATTTGTATAAGGATAATTATTGAACCAAAACCTAATAAAAAATCTTCCATATTATTCGTAATTTCTTATACATTTAAATAGTGGGTGTCTGTAAGAACCTGCATTAGTTTTTTGAAAATAAGTAAAGGTAGCACGCTGACCAATGTAGTCATGAACGTTACGTAACATATTTGCTAAATCCTTGTAGGTATAACCTTTGCCCGGTGGACAACCGAACTTTACACCTTCGTCATCTTGCATCAGAAACTTACCGAGCGTGCCTGTCCTCTTGCCTTTACCTGCTTCATAACCAATGATAGTTGCTTCAGTATCGCTGAAGTCTTTGAACTTCATAAGATCGTAAGACCTACCGTGTTTGTATAGACCATCTAGCCTGATAATAGAGCCTTCGTAACCTTGATCGAGGAACTCAGCGTGTATATCTCTAGCATAATTGTAGCTATCAACTAGCTTAGCAGGTACATACTTGATCTGAGCATCATATATGTCTGATGTCACAAGTTGTTGCATACGAGTTTTGTAGCTGTCATACATGACGCCGTCAAAGTAATCGTATACGTGAAACTGCACAAGATGTTGAGCATCTAGTCTATCATCTGCGGTAGGCTTTTGCTTACGAACTAATGATATAATTTTTTCAAAGTCATTTTTAAGCTTGTGATTGTATAACTCGCCATCGAGTATTACATCTGGGTATTGCTTGAAAAATGATATAAGTGCTAACTCGATATGAGCTAGGTTTTTAAATTGTTTACCTGTACGAGAGTACGCGCCATCTTTGGTAAACAGACAGCGGACACCGTCAAGTTTAGGTTGTATATACACAGGTAGAGACCAGTCAACTCGACCGTCATCAAACTTGTGTGCTAGCATTGGTTTTTGCATATTATTTAAATTTTTTAAGTTGTTTTTCAATTTTCTTTATTTTATCTTGCAGTTTTTTGCATTTTTCATAGTTTTCACGTTGTAACTCAAAATCTAATTGAGTCATAGCTGAAGCTAATTCTGCAAGCAATTGTTCTTCTGTTGTTTGAAGCGGAACAGCAAAAGTATCTGCTTGATACAATAGCTCTGTAATAACTAATTCAGCTACTCTTTGAGCTATTTGTTCTATTTCTTTATTAGTCATTTGTTAGTATATCTATTATTTTTTGAGCATTTCTTCTAACTATATTATATTTAGCTATTTCTTCTTTTGTATCACCACCATACTCGTTACATCTTTTTTCACCATTAGCAAAATCAGTATAATCCATATCTTCCATATATTTAGATATAATCTTTTCAGGAGTCAAAACGAAAACACATTTACCACTGTACATATCCCAACAACTTACGTGTATTTTGTCTCTATCACCTGACCATATTATATATCTATACTGGTGATCTATTTCGTCTGCTTTAGGGTATAAATAGCAACTGTCATAGTAAAAATCATGAGCTAATTTACTAGCTAATCTACTACCGTCCTGGCACCCATTACTTCCAGCTAGCAACCAATTAGCTATTTGTACACCTTGCCATTCAGGATAACCGTCATGGTGTTGATACATATTTACATAGCTTTTGTCTTTTACAAGATCAGGGTGTACAGCGAATCCTTCTGCGTATTTGCTACTGTGTTTTCGATCCACAACCATTAATAAGTTTCTAGTGCTCATGCTTCTGTTTTTTCATATTCGTAACCTTCTTCTATTAATTCGTTTTCAACTTCTTGTTTCATATCGTTTACATACTCGTCATATACTTCTGTAACCGCGTCTTGTACGTAATAAGAATCTAGATCATCTACATAGATTAATTCATTGTAATCAGTCATAGCTTCAGCTAGTTTATCTGCTAAATCGTTTTCGTAGTAGTGTACGTCTTCATTTATCGATGGTCTTCTATCATCATGTGTAGCAACCCATACTTCATAGCCATCTGCTGTTGTTTCAGTATATATACTATAATCAGGTGTACCGTTCCAGTCGTCTACAAGTTTAAATTCGTAGTAATCTTGTATTACATTAAGAGCTTCATCGTGTTCAATATCAAATTTTACACCGCGTGCTTCTAACCTTTCATCTATTAAGTTTTCTGTTATTATTTTTTTAGTTGCCATATTCTATTTTATTATTATTAGTTACCATCCATTCACAGTCATTTACTTTGTGACCTGCGCCGTATAAAAACGATTCACAAGATTCTGTGTCTGGATTCCATTCATTTTCTTTTGTACATAATGCGCTAATGTCATATCTATATACTTTACCATCTGTAAAATCTAGTAAGAATATATATTTAGCTGACTCGTCTGCTGTTATTATTTCTTTTGCGTTGCTACCGAAGTGTCCAACCGGTGGATTGTCTTCGAAATATTTTGTTACTGAATCACTCATAGTCTTTACATATTAAAATGTTATCACCGTATTTAAAATCCCAAGCAGAAACTTTAATAAGTTCTATATCTGAAAATGTATATAACGAGCTAATGTCACTGATTTTTAAGTTAGAATAAAAATATTCATTACTTAATAGCTCAACAATACTTGTTACACTGCTTTCATAGTTTGCCGTGTTTGCTAACAAAGCCTCTTTAACTTCAGGCTTTAGTCTTTCGTAAATTGATAGTCTTTTCATGTTTATTATTTAATTATATTATCTGTTGCTGTTTGTATTTTGTTTGTAATTACTCACCAAGTACAATGACGTCGCCATGAATAGACTCGTTTTCAATAATAGATTCTACATCTTGCCAGTGATACCAATCCATTTCTAGTTCTGTCATTGTTTGCTTAATTTGATTTACTTTGTTTTGTTGACCATTGTTGTCGCCAATAATATAACCACCAACAAATAGTACGCACGCTAGTGCAATCGCTTTTCTTCTGTTCATATATTTAATTTTAGGTGCGCGAGCAGGATTCGAACCTGCGACCTCTAGGTTATGAGCCTAGCGAGCTGACCAACTGCTCCATCGCGCCATATTTTAAGGGTGGTATTGTGCACATACCCACGCTTTCTGAGGTTCCCGTCTCAGCCGTGCACTACTATTTCAAGCTGTGACTGTTCGTAAGTTACCGTCCTTCGTGTTTTAACCCGTTAGTGGACGTGGCAGGAATCGAACCTGCGTTTTCAAAGGGTAATAACTATTGAGTGTTTTTAGTACTTGTGTACTTGCATTCTCACTCGCATTACTACTCGATACTTTGAGCTAACCATTTCACGCCCTTTTGTAACTAGTGAGGATTCGAACCTCATACCCGTCGGTAGCCTGATCCAGTATGATGTTTCCAAGATCACCTGACCTAGTTCCCGCTAGCAATTCACTTATGTGTTAAGATACTTAAACAGATAAATCTGAGATACTGTCTTAACCTAATTAAGCTACTCGTCTAGCTATTTACGCCGCCAAGCTCTGTGCACAGATGCGCTAACTTCTTGGCTGACTATTTGTATTGTATTACCCGTTTTGTGCTCAATGATAGGGACATACGAGTATGTTTTAGTTGTTGAACACTTCACACAAGTTTTATATCCCAGTTCTAAACGGATCGGGTGTACGGTTGTACCACATTTACAATACATATTTTTGTTTATTATATTATCTGTTAGTAATATTATTTTGTTTGTAATAATTTATTAAGCGCAACATTTATTACATATTCTTTCATTTCTTGATAGTCATCACCTTCGAGAGGTGTATCGGCTAACTGCCAATCAACACTGTCTTCAATGATTTCTTTTATGTGATCTGCTACGCCTTGCGCTATAAGATCTAGTTCTGCCATTTTACTCATAATTTTTATCTATTTCTAATCCTAATTCATTTGCTACATAGTTAATATGTTTCTGTGTTGTTACACTCCACCAACCATGTTGTATTAATTTATCTTGATGTATAGTTGCTACTTTGGTACTATAAGAGTATATATCGTCACCAACTTGTCTTAAATTTTCTTTATATCTATTAAATTTTCTCATTTTGCATAGTTTTTAAGGTAATATTTTAACATAAAGTTTAATCTCGTTATTGGTGAATATATAAGTGCACGAGCTTTAGTCATACCTTTTGATGTATACAACTCACCATTGTCTCTCTGCCATACGCATCTATAATTTTGCTCGTATGTAGGATTTAGTTGATATGCTCTGTCTGCACCGTTTTGCTTACGTACATAACCTGACTTGAAACAAGCAACGCGTAGTCGTGGTAAATCTTTTATGTTATAGTTTTTACTTTTATACCACTCAAGTCTTTGTTTTGTATAACAAGGCACAGGAAATTCAAACTCACGAGTTTCATTTTTAGCTTGCTTTTGTGTTGTTACTTCTCTGATTCCATAGTCGATAAGCAAACGCTTTACGAACTGTTCTTCTAGCAGAAACTGCTCTTTTTGCCAATTTGTCATAGTATTTTTATTAATTTTAATTGTTCTATTGTAAATTTTTTTGTATTATCTCGCCACATACGGTTGTGAGTGAACTTACGTGATTTGCTGAATGTAGATTTTTGAGAGTGCTTGACTCTTTTGTATTCCGCATCAGTAAGTCCACTACATTTACCGTTATGTAAGGTTAGACGCCTATGCTCGTCTGCCTTAAGTTTTCTTTGTGCTTTTGCATAAGCGCACAGTTCTTTCATGTTAGTTACTTTGTTATACATAAGTGTTATTGTTTATAGTGTAAAACTTGTTGTAACTTTGATAAGATTTTTCAAAATAGTATTTAGTATAAGGAACTTTAGTAAGTAAAGTATTATTATTTAATAGTATTTGATTGTTAGGTAAGAATTTTATTGTTTGCATAGTATTATTTATATATATTATCTTGTAGTAATTATATTTTGTTTGTAAATTTCTTTGTTTAATCTTTTATACCACTCGTCTTCAATTAGTATAACTCTTTCACCAAATCTTCTTGCTTTCGCAAACCTGTATAAATCTCTCTTCATATTATAAACATTTATGAGCGTTAGTTAATGCGTAGTCACCTAAAGCTTGACGCCATTCCCACTCGCGCTTGCGATATTCATAGTCAGTACACCATTTTTTCATAGCTCTACTGTTAGTATTAGGATTGAAGTTAGCTTCAAACTCATCAATTTGTTGAAGTTTTTTAGTGATTAGACCTTTAGCGTCTAGTTCTTTGAATTTAGTATCTTGAAATTTCATAGTCATTAGTAATTATTGTTATATATTTCTAATACTTTAGACTTTTGATCATCTGTAAGATGCCAATAGTTTTTATTGAAAACTAGCCAAGATATTTTTATTAAAGTGTAAGAGTAGTTAGACATAGTTATATTAGTTTAGTTTGAAAGCGTTGGAATACATATATTTCATCGAGTAATTCCTGTGGAAGAACTGGTAGTATTTCGTGATTACTTTGTAACCAGAGTGATAAGAGTGATATGTATTTTATACGTTTCATTTTATTATATTATCTGATAGTGATTTTGTTTTATTTGTAATTGGTCGCTCATAATTTTCATCAGTGAGTGTACCGAATAGTAATTCATCAAAGTATATTTCACTTGTGACAAATCTCTGCTGTAATTTGCTATAATATTTATTCATAGTATTTATTTAGTTCTAGTGTGAGTAGTCGAAACCCACCTCTGCTCCAAGACTAGATTTTAAGAGTGCTGTTTACTGTACTTCGACAACACTTCTTACTGAAACTGGTACACTTGTAGATGAAGTATAAGATTTATACTTGATGAAACATGGCATAGTTTCTAGTTTAGATTTCATAACTTCATACACTTTATCGTGATTGTAAGTGACAGTTTTGCCATTTTTGAAGTTGACAGTAATGTCTTGATTTTTACCGATTAAAGATTTTCTGATTACGAATCTTTTAGAAATTAAATTTTGCATAGTTATTATTATTAAGTTATTATTATTTATTTACATTTATATTATCTGTTTGATGTAAAGTTTTGTTTGTAAAAGTTGTATATTTATTTACTTGTTGTAATTGTTAGTAAGTTACTGCGCGATATGTCATAGTGTCATAGTAGTATGTCATTATGTCATTGTCATATTGTCATAGTTATCAGTGACTTACTGTCATGTCAACTTGTCATATAGTTATATTGTAGTAATAACGTGTACAAGAATCATTGTTAGACATGGTATAATAAAAGTGATTGTGAATATTAAACCGATTGTTTGAGTGATATTATCTTTTTTAAACATAGTATTATTTTAAGTTGTTTTACATATATATTATCTGTAAAAAGCTGAAATCTGTTTGTAAAAATAGTAAAAAAAGGGCTAGGGGTGGCAAAAAAAGCTAAATTTTCTAGAAAAAATGATAGCGCAGCGAGGAGGGGGGACACAATTGCTCTCTATTTGTAACGTTTTTTTAAAATAGGACATAAGCCTTATAAGGTATATAAGTAACAGTCTATTGTCACACTTGTAAAAACTTCACTTTATCTGTAAGTATATATAATATAAGAAATTAACAAAGAACTATGGCAATAATTAACTCTTACCCAACAGTAACACCTACAGGTAGTGATCTTATAATAGGTACTGATGTATCTACTACACCTAACTCTACTAAGACATTTACTATCGATAGCATAAACGCACTAGCGACTGGAACGCCAGCTGCTGGAACACTAAATACATTAGCATTATTCACTAGCGCTGTAGCGGTAGGTGATTCAACAATAGTAAGATCAGGTGCAGGAGCTACTTCTACTTATACTTTTGGTGGAGGAACAGCTATAAACAACACATCGATAACAACTGATGATTTAACTACAAACGGTAATACAATAATAGGTAACGCTGGCACAGATACATTAACAGTTAATGCTGCTGCTACTTTCACCGATAACATTACTATGAACGGAAGTTCTAAAAACTTAACATTAGGCGTAACTAATCCAATAATATTTCTTGATGGCGCAGGGGCTGAAAGATTAAGAATCGCAGGGGATATAAGTAATAATTCAATAATACAAGACAGTAGTCCAGGTGATTTAATGTTATTTTCCAACACTGAATTAGAAATTAAATCTGGTATACTTGGAGAAAACTTTGCTAAATTTACAAAAGACGGACCTATTGAACTCTACTATGACAACGTTAAAAAGTTTGAAACAACAAACACTGGTGTTACAATAACAGGTACTCAATCTTCTTTCAGTGGCCAAGTTACTATACCAACAACACCTGTAGCAGCTACAGACGCCGCTTCTAAATCATATGTTGATACTTCTATATCTGGAGCTGCATACTTACCAACGGCTGGTGGAACAATGTCTGGCGATATTATATTATTGGATAATGTAAAATTAGAGGTTGGATCGGCAGTAGGTGGTGATTTACAAATATATCATGATGGTTCTGATAGTTATATAGACGAACAAGGAACTGGAGATCTTAAAATAAAAGGTTCTACTAATGTAATGATATCTACATCAAGTGGTGGAACAATGGCACAATTCACTGATAGTGGAGCTGCTTTTTTATATCATTCAGGTAATTTAAGATTAGCAACTTCAGCTCTTGGTGTTACAGCATACGGTGATGTTACTACTACTGGTCAATTTAGAGTAAACGCGTTAAACGCAGTTCCTGCCTCAGCTTCAGCAGCAGGTACTTTAGGAGAAATAAGATTTACAGCAGACCATATATATGTGTGCGTAGCAACAAACACATGGAAAAGAGTTGCTATAGCTACTTTCTAGTAAAATTCACCAAAACCAAGTGAATATATAAAATATACCCGGCACGGGTTAGTGCAAACCAAATATTAACAATTAAAACCAAAACCAATGACGTTTTATTATCAGACTCAATCGTGGTCTAGTCAACCACAAATAACCGAAGAGGCCAAGAAATTATGGGAGCATGTAGTTCAAAAGAAAAACTGGAGAATAGTACAGCTACCAAATGGTTTCTACCAAACTGAATACCTTGACCCTAATGAAGAAGATACATGGGTCGATGTAACGAGACGCGAAACAATTGAAGGCGCTGAATCAGCAATAGATGCTTCGATTAACCACTATGAGAAAAAATTAGCTCATATTCGCGGACCACAAGTCGTTAAGACTTTTAAATAGTAAAAGTAAATTAAATTAAATTAAATTAAATTATGTCAGACTTAATAGTCAAAAACCTTAACTTTGGTGACAAAGCTAGGGAAGAAGTATTTAAAGGTATAACAAAACTCACAAATGCTGTTAGCTCCACACTTGGAGCTAGCGGTAAATGTGTAATGTTAGAAGATCACAATGGTAAACCAGTTATAACTAAAGATGGTGTAACTGTTGCCGACTCAGTAATATTGAGAGACCCTGTTGAGAACATGGGTGCTACACTTATAAAAGAAGCAGCGCGCAAAACAGTTAGAGAAGCTGGAGACGGAACAACGACAGCAACAGTATTAGCACATGCTATATTAGAAGAAGCTTATAAAGTTTCTAATAAAACAAACTCAAGAGACTTAAAAGAAGGTATAAACAACGGTGTTAAAAAAGTAGTAAAATACTTAGAATCAATTTCAGTTCCAGTAAAAGGAGACATGTTGAAACAAGTTGCTTCAATATCTACTAATAATGATGAAGTTCTTGGATCTATTATAGCAGATGCTTTTAATTCTGTAGAAAACACTGGTGTTGTTATGATGGAAACAGCTGAAGATGGAAAAACAAGTTTTGAAGTTATAGATGGAGTTCAATACGATAAAGGATTAAAAAACTCTCATTTTATAACTAATAAACAAAACAAGTCTGCTGAACTAGAAAATCCACTAGTATTATTAATTGAATCACCAGTTGATACAATTAGACAAATTCAACCCGTGCTAGAGCACGTAATAAAAAACAATAAACCCTTGCTTATTATAGGCGATTTAGAACAGGGTGTTTTATCAGCTCTAGCAATGAATAAGATGAAGGGTAATATAAAAGTCAATGTTATAGACGCGCCTACATATGGGGTAAACAAGCAACAAATGCTACAAGATTTATCCATGCTTACTGGTGCTACTATAATAAATGAAGACTTAGGTGATGATATGGAGATGATACAAGTAGATCATTTAGGTTCATGCTTAAAAAGTGTTACCACCTATGATAATACTGTTCTTCAAATAGCTAATCAATCAGATGAAACAAAAGCTATAATTGAAGATATAAAAGAAAAAGTATTAAAAGAAAAAAATCCTAATTTAGTTATAAAATTAGAAAAAAGACTAGCAATGTTAGCTGCTAAAATAGCTATAGTTAAAGTAGGTGCTAATTCTGAAATTGAATTAAAAGAAAAACTAGATAGAGTCGAAGACGCTATTTGTGCTACTAAAGCTGCTGTTAAAGAAGGCATAGTTTCAGGTGGAGGTATTGCTTTGTTAAACGCTGCTTTAAAAATGAAAGGGAAAAGTGATGGTGAAAAAGTTTTAAGCAGAGCTATATTATCTCCGTATAAAACAATACTTCATAATGCTGGAATTGAAAACAAAGAAATACCAGCAAAAGAAAAATATGGTATTGATGTAGTTACAGGAAATATGGTACACATGATTAATTACGGTATAATAGATCCGTTATTAGTTACAAAAAGCGCTCTTCAAAACGCAGCTTCTGTAGCAACAACAATACTTTCCACTGATTGTGTAATCAATAATTTAAGAATAGATGAAGGCAATAGGTAGGAATTTAATTATAAAAAAAATAAAAGAAGGAACTACTAAAACAAAAGGTGGTTTACTTTTAGCTGAAAACCAAAGATCAGATATAAGATATATAGAAGCCAATGTTATTTCTGTTGGTACTGATGTAGCTGGAATAAGCGAAAATGATACTATATTTTATGACAGACACGCTGGTCATACTATAGAAATAAATAAAAAATCTTATAGTGTTATAAAAGCTCAAGATGTAGTGGTAGTGACATGAGATCGTTAACGGCTAGTGACATTAAAGATTTAAGTCTACTAAAGCATTACAGAATAATAAGAAAATGGGCTTGTAAAAACAATGGTTTAAACGATGCTGATTTAGAGTTATTAATTTATTTAGATTGTATAGGATTATTTAGTATAAAAGATTTTAAACAAGGCACATATTCTTATAGTTGGGATACAAGACGCTGGGCTAAATTAATAGACAATGAATGGGTTGTTATATGGAGGAAAAGAAATAGATCAACTCAAAAGCATAATTTATACCAATTGTCATTTAAAGGTAAGCAACTTATAAAAAGAATATATAGAATAATGCTAGGCGAAGAAGACTTGCCAACAAGCATTAGAAGAAATAAATTAATGGCTGGTAAAAGTTATACAGATAAAGTTTTATCAAAAGCTATTGAAAATGTAAATAAAGATAAACACAGATGATTAATAAAGATAATGATAGTCCACTACCTTTTAGTATATTTAGAAGTATAGGTAGAGCTCTTGGAAGAAAACGCCCACGAGGCAACAGACTTGAGCAAAATATAATGTCTAAACTAGATGCTATAAGTGAACAAATATCTCAATCTACAGGAGCTACACCACAAGACGCTGCTAACCCAGTTGATCCAGCCGCTATAAATACGGTTGAAGAAAATGCTATGCAAGCCGCGGATATGGTGGCGAATGGAGTAGGTGCCGCTGCTTCAGGTGGTGATTTAAATGCTGATAAAGTTTTTGGAACTCCATTAGAGAGACAGAGATCTGTAAGTAAAAAATATTGTAAAAAAAAATAAACAACTAATTATGAGCATGCACGATATTGAAAAAATTAAAAAAAATCCTAAATTATCAGGGCAGATAGGTGAAAACGCTATATGGGACGGTCCATTAAGTAAAGTAGGTTTTCCAATGGGCGTTGGTAATAGTAATGGCATTACAGGTATGCAGGTATCTAAGTATCCTTGCAAATACGAAGCAGGACCAATAACACAAAAAGCTAAAGTATATAAATAATGAATTCACCATTTTTTAAAGGACACGAACCTTTTCCAGAAATAAAAGAAGAGAACAAAGGCAAGTTTACTGCTTGGGTAAAAAAGAATATGCCAGGTAAATCTACCTGTGCTGCAGCGAGTGCTGTAATGAAAAACAAAGATAAATACAAGCCAGCTGTAGTTAAAATGGCTAACTATGCTAAAAACTTCGGTTGTTCAAGAAAATAAATTATGATAAGTAAATCACCATTTAAACAAGACAAATGTGCTAAAGCTAAAGCAAAGAAAAAAGCTGAGTATATGTCTAGAAAATCTAAAACCACACTTAAAAAAGTTGATGGTAAATATAAGAAAGTAGAAGTACCTATAAGTGAAGCTGAAAACTTAAAAGAGTTTAACAGGGAAATAAATGAGTTTGAGTGTGTGAACGGTGAACTTAAAATAAGACAAGAGCCTAACGATTAAAAATAAACTTATGACAACATTTAGAGACGGCTTCATGATGAAGTCACCACTACCTGCTCATGGCAAGTTAGAAAAGCAATTAGAGATTTTAAAAAATGATCCAGAATTAGCTGTAAAAAAAGGTTTAAGCACTGAAGGGCAAGGAGGAAAAGATTATGAAGCTATAGCTGCAGTAGAGAAAAAAATTAAGGAAGCTAAAGCTAAACATAGTTCAGAAAGAAGAGAAAGTGATAGTGCTCAAGTAAGAGAAGACGAGGACGCTGCTAGAGGCTCTGCGGCAGAAATGCACACGCCACTTCATAACTATGGTGGATATAGAGGTGGGGGTGATGTAGGTCAGTATATTTCAACTGCTGATTTATATCAAAACATGTTTAACAAAGTAGAAAGCGCTACTAAAGATTTTATAGCGGGTCAAGAGAATCCTGATTATGAAGGTAAATCAAAAAGACAAGCTAAAAGAGTAGCTAGAAGAACTGAAAGATCTAAGAAAATGGCAAGCAAGGGTAAAGATACCACTAAGTTTGATAAAAAAACTAATTTTATAAGTGCTAAGTCTACTACTAACCAAGTAATGGCAGATAAACAAAAACAATCAGCATACGATAAACTTGCTAATCTCATGTCTGATGAGGACAAAAAGAAATACGGAATAAAAAAAGAATCATAAATCATGCATAAAGGACACTACGGAAAATACACTGGAAACTCTAAGTTTTCAAAAGACCATGCCCATACAAGAGTTACAGCTGGTAATTATAAAGCAACTGAAAGAGATGACGCTGCTCATATTGACTATTTAAAGCGTGATATTATATATGATGATCACCACGGACATAGTGACGAAAAAATGACTGCTGATGAAAAACATATTTCAAAATTAGCAGGCGACATGAAATACGATAAAGAACATCATGGTTCACCAGCTAAAAAACACTTCAAACCTCAAGATATAAATAAAAATGGAGAGATTGAAGACTGGGAAATAGGGAAAGCTAAAGCAATGAATAAACATAAATAAAAAATAATATTATGCCAGGATACAAAATATCACCAAACAAAATGAGTCCATATAAAATGGAATCTAACAAACAAGAAAAATACAACTTAATGCACGACATGCCGCTTGATAAAGACGCTAGTGGCGGAAGATCTTGGATGTCAAAGCATTCAAAGTCTGCATTGCGCATGGGACACAGTCCAGCTGAAATGGGACATGACTCACCAGCCAATCATAAAGGTTCTGGCTATGGCACTAAACACGAAGAAGAAGTAGGTCATGGAGATGGTACGGGCATGCATTCTCACGCGTATGGTAGACAGAGAAAACAAGACGAAGGAAAAGAAAGATCTGAAAAAAGAAAAAAAGTTAAAGCTACAATTAAAGCTGGAAAAGCCTTAATTAAAAGCATGTAAAATAAACAGTAGAGAGCTGTATAAAACTCAAAACAACCAATTACACAATTACACAATTTAAAACTAAAAATTATGGCACAATGGATTAATTTTCCTGTAGTAGGAGGACATGATGGAACTGGAGTTGTTCCAGCTGAGGACGGAGACAACTTATTATTAGCTGAAAGTATCGTATCTGTATCTGTAGCAGAAACTGCAAACAGAATGACCGCTACTTTAACATTACGCGCACCTACTGCAGCTACAGATGTATGTACTGTATTATGTAGTACAGATGCTGCTGCAACTGACCCTGACACGGCAAGATGTGATGCTGCTGGTTATGAAGCTCAATTAAAAGCAGCTATTAACAGAGCTATCACAGCTAACCCAGGTGGAGTAAAATCTACAGTAGGAGCACCTCAAAATGCTGTTGCTGGAGCTAAATATGACTCTGCAAATAAAGTTTATTTTAAATCATTTAAAATAGGTTAATAATGAAATCAACAGGTTTAGGAGACAGCGTAGAAAAGTTTACTAAAGCTACTGGTATCAAAAAAATGGTAGACACAATGAGCAAGGGACTAAACATCCCTTGCGGTTGTGAAGCCAGAAAAAATGCATTAAACAAAATGTTTCCTTATAAAAAATAATTATGGCTTTTAAAATAAATCCACCATATCCAATAGATAATACTCCAATATATCACGTAGATATGGAAGATGGTGTTATGGGTAAAGCAAATAATAATGGAACAATTATTATAAATAAAAACGTTAAACCAAATCAATTACCAGATGTAGTTGCTCATGAAAAAGTTCATATTGAACAAATGAAAAGAGGTGATTTAGATTATGATGATGATTACGTTTATTGGAAAGGCAAAAAATATTCCAGATCTGAAATGAATGAAGGCGCTCATGATTTACCATGGGAAGCAGAAGCATATAAAAGAACAAAAAATGCCTAAAAAGAAATTCAAAGACACAACTGTTGGAAAGCTTTTATTCGGAGCTGCATCAGTTATAAATCCTACACTAGGAAACGTACTCCAAGGAGTAATGTCACCTCAGGAAGCTATTGCTGAAATAACAAAAGCAGATGTTTCTAATGATGACAAAATAAAATTACAACAATTAATATACGAACAACAGAATAAAGAAATAGAAGCTATAACAACTCGTTGGCAAGCAGATTCTATGTCTGATTCTTGGATGTCGAAAAATGTACGCCCACTAGTTTTAGTGTGGTGTATTACTATTTTCTCGCTAGCCGGTATATTAGACAGTGTTGAAAGTATACCATTTCAAATAAACGCATTATGGAACGATACTTTCGAGAAGGTCATGATGGCGGTCGTCTTAGCCTATTTCGGCGGACGCACGACAGAAAAAGCAACAAATATATTTAAAAAATAAAAAATAATGGCAAATAATCAACCACATAGTTCACTGTTTGTAGTTCCAAGTGATACAATAAATATACCACAACCTGGTATTTTAACAAGTGGAACACAAAACTCTACTTCAGGAACTGCAGTTTTAACCGATGCTGCTCAAAATTTTACACCTTCAGTAACCAATGCTAATGGTTACAACGTAACAGGTGGTATATTATATCAAGCATATACAGGTGCTTTTCCTGGAAGTGTTAATGTGATAGTCAATATATCAGCGCCTACTGAGTTAAAAACAACAAATAATACGACTGCTGCTGCGGTAGGTAATCCATATACTATATATGCTCCAAATCAAGACGGTAAAACTTCTTTTACTTTATTTGTAGGAACTGGAGGAGCAGCATCTACATTAAGAGTTTTAACAGCTGCAGGAGACGATGTTACATTAACTAATCTACCTGATTCATCATTTGTGCCTTTACAAGTAGTAAGGGTTTTTGCAACTGGTACAAATTGTAGCGAAATTTTAGCACTATACTAGTATGCCAGGTGGACCAAGTATGTTAGCTAATGCTAACGCAATATTAGCAGTCCCATTAACTATACAAGGTGGTGGAGGTCCAATTAAACCTGTAGAGTTTTTTATACTTGCAGAAAACGGAGACAAGTGTATAACAGAAGTTGGTACTAACTTTATGGTACAAGAAATAGCACCTTAAATAAATAAAAATATAAAATGGCAAATATAAAATTTTCAGCTTTTACCACAGAAACAAATTCTGCAGATGTAGATTTTCTTGTAGGTTATCAAGGCACAACAATGAAAAAAATAGCACCTAGTAATTTAGGTGGATCATATCCTTTTCAAATTGAAACAGATTCTTTATATTCTGGTTTTGTTCCATCTGGATTAAGTGGCGCTCCTCAAGGAAACACTGTTTTAGGTATTGATGCTGGTAATGCTTTAACTGTAGGTATTAATAATACTATAATTGGAAATGACGCGGGTAAAGTAATAACTAATGGAGGTAATAATGTTTTTATTGGTTTTGAAGCTGCTCTTGCATCTTCTACTAATACTTCAGACATGGTGGTTATTGGTCAAAAAGCTTTTGAAAGTGGTAGCGGTGGTAGTGGAAGTATATTAATAGGAAAACAAGCAGGTAATTCTCAAACAGGAGAATTAGTGGTTGGTATAGGTAGAGAAGCAGCAAGAGTTAACACATCTGATTATCATATTTCTATAGGTTATGAAGCTGGTTACTCAAATACTTCTGGAGCAAATAATACAAATATTGGTTATCAAGCAGGTAAAAATAATACTACTTCGCAAGATAGAACTATGGTTGGTAATGAAGCTGGAGCGTTTCAAACAGGTTCACAAAATACAGGAATTGGTAGATATGCTTTAAGGCAAGGTACTGGATTACAAAATGTTGCTGTAGGAACAAGCGCTATGGTCGGAAATATGTCAGGTGGATCTTTTAATACAGTTGTAGGTTATAATGCTATGTCAAGTAATGGCAATAAAAGTAATAATGTTATTGTTGGTAGAGATGCTGCTAGACTTGTTACTACTGGTAGTACTAATACTATTTTAGGATCTCTAGCTGGAGATAATTTAACTACTGGTTCAAATAATATCCTTATTGGATATGATGCTACCGCAAGTGCTGTAGGTGTTTCAAATGAAATAACCTTAGGTGATGCTAATATTACTGCGCTAAGAATACCTGGTTTACAATCAGGAGCTTCTGATGGTGATGTTTTAACATTTAGTTCAGGCACAGGTTTAATTACTTTACAAGCCGGCGGTGGTGGCGGTGGTTCTTATCCTTTTCAAATTGATACTGAATCATTATACTCAGGTTTTGTACCAGGTAGTTTAAGTGGAACTCCTCAAGGAAATACTACATTAGGTATAGACGCAGGAAAAACTTTAACTACAGGAAGTAGCAACACTTTAATAGGACACGATGCAGGAAAATCTATAACTACTGCTGTAAATAATACTATAGTAGGATATAATTCTGGTATAACAATTAATGGAACAGGTAACACAGTGCTAGGTATGGAAGCTGGAACAGGTTTAGCAACTGTAGGCGCTGTTAATATAGGTTGGTTAGCCGGAAGTACAGGTAATTATTCTATTACCTTAGGTGCACAAGTTGCTAGATTCGCAGCTAGTCAACATAGTGTTTTCATAGGAGAGCAAGCAGGATATGCTGCTACTTCTGGAGATGGTGCAATTGGAATTGGTAATGATGCTTTAAGAAGCAACACTTCAACTGGTAATGTGGCTATAGGTAGAGATGCTAGCTACTCAAATAGCTCTGGAGCAGGTAACACTAGTGTAGGTTTTGAAGCTGCATATGCAACTACATCTGGTGGAAATAATACCGCCATAGGTTACCAAACTATGAGCCAGTCAGTTGGATCTAAAAACACTTTTTTAGGTTATCATGCTGGTATAGGTTACAATTCAGGAACATCTACCGCGAGCGATAATATTGCAATAGGTTACCAAGCTATGGCTCAAAGACGTGGTGGTTCAGGTGGTAATACTGTTATAGGTAATGATGCTTATAAAAATACTGATGGTGGAACTGGAAATATAGTTATTGGGAAAGATGCAGTACCAACAGCGGGTAACGGAAGTAACAATGTTGTTATTGGAACAGGCGCTGATTTAGCCGCGACAACAGATAATAATTCTATTATAATAGGAAACGCTGGGGTTGGACTAGGCACTAATACTACTGTTTTAGGTAATAGCAGTACAACAACAACTGTTATAAAAGGTAATGTTGGATTACTAGATGCTACTACTCCTGGATCTGCATTAGATATTTTAAGCGCTACAAACGGTACTGATTCTGTTCAACTTAGATTAAGAACTACTGCTGTCTCTGCAAATACTCTTCAAAAAGTTGTTGGATTTTACCAAGCTTCAACTTCTGAAAGAGGTTATATAGCTATTAATCAATACTCCGTACAATATAATACGTCTTCAGATTATAGATTAAAAGAAAATATTGTAGAAATAAACGATGGTATAAGCAGATTAAAATCTTTAAAACCTTGTAGGTTTAATTTTATATCTCCTGTAGATGAAAACGGTAATAAATTAGATCCAAATCCAAAAACTCTGGACGGATTTATAGCTCACGAAGCACAAGCTGTAATTCCAGAATGTGTGGGTGGAGATAAAGATGCTGTGGATAAAGATGGTAAGCCAGTTTATCAAGGTATTGATCAGTCAAAAATAGTACCATTACTTACGGCTGCACTAAAAGAAGCAGTAACAAAAATAGAACAGTTAGAAACTAGAATACAAACTTTAGAAAATAATTAAAATGTACAAAAACGTAATAACATCAGAAAACACACCAGACAGTCACAAAGCGGTTATAGTTAGTCAAGTAGATGGTCAATTGGTAGAAGCTGCAGATTCAGAAACTTCAGCAGAGCAGCTGCAATGTCTTAAAGATCACTTTCTTTGGTTACTATCTAACGACTTTTACAAAGACGAATGTAGCGCTGAGCAAGTAAGTGGTATGGAATCGTATTTGCCTGCGGATTATGCAGATGGATATGAAGATCTACCTGAATAGTAGATTTACTAAAACAGGTGTAACTATATAAATATAAAACAATTAAATTAAATCAAATAAAATTATGAGTGAAGAAATTAAAAAAATTGAAGAAGTAGAACTTTCTAAAGTAACAGAGCAACAACAAAGATTATCAGAAGTTCTTACCAACATTGGTGTATTAGATGTACAAAAATTAAGTCTACATACTAAAGTAAAAGAAATTAGTAATGAAATTGAAGCTACTAAAAAAGAATTAGAGGCTAAATATGGAAAAATTAATATTGACTTAAAGGACGGAAGTTATACAGATATAGAAAAAACTGATGGCGAGTAATATTAGGAAGATTAGTATTGGATCTGACTATAAAAACGATGCCATGCATTATTCTATAGGTCAACAGGTTTACGGTGGTCACGAAATATCACACATACTTTTTGAAGATTCAGATAATTCTTATAATATACATATAAAGAAAAACAACGAAGTATTGCCATGGAAAAAGTTTAATTCTCATATGGCTATATCAGTTGAGTATGATTTAGAGTATTAATGAAAAGTTTATATGATTTTATCGTTGAACCATTAGGCGATAAATACAGTAATACTGTAAGTGTTGGTGATAAAAAACTAGTTGTAAACACTAAAATAGAAAATTGGAAATTTGTTAACAGAGTGGCTAGAGTTTTAGAGACTCCAGCCGCTTTTTCCACTCCTATAAAAAAAGGTGATATAGTAATTATACACCAAAATGTATTTAGAACTTTTTACGACATGAAAGGTGAAAAGAAAAAAAGCAGATCTTGGTTTAAAGATGATTTATATTTTTGCGCTGTAGATCAAATTTATTTATACAAAAACAATAATGGTTGGCACGCTATAAATGACAGATGCTTTGTAACACCTATAAAAAATACTGAAGATTTAACGCTTAATAAAGAAGCAAGCCTTATTGGTATACTTAAATATGGTAACAAGTTCTTAGAAGCGCTTAATATTAACCCAGGTGATCTGATTGGTTTTACACCTAACAGTGAATGGGAATTTTTAGTCGATAATAAACGACTATATTGTATGAAATCAAATGATATTGTAATTAAGTATGAGTACCAAGGAAACGAAGAAGAATATAATCCAAGCTGGGCGAGTAGCAGTTGAAGAATTAATTAAGGTAGCTAAAGAACCTATTGTAGATTCAGATGACGATATATCTGCTGATAGATTAAAAAATGCAGCAGCAACAAAAAAATTAGCAATATTTGATGCTTTCGAAATATTAAATAGAATACAAGAAGAGCAAGATATGTTAGAAGATAAACCAAAAGAAGTTAAAAAGCAAAACACTTTTAAAGGCTTTGCAGAAGGAAGATCTAAGTAATGTATCAACAAGATTTATATAAAATATTAAAAGACCATATTAAACCTAAAGTTCTTAAACGAATGAATAGGTATAAAAAATGGGAGTACGGTTATAACGAAGAACATGATATTATAGTTATAAGTAGAACTGGTAAAATAGGTGAGATATATGAAATACAAAATCTTAAAATAGCTTTACCAGAAGAAGAAACCGTACATAAGTTTAATAACAACAAGTGGAATCAATTTGAATATCCAAAAGCATTAAGTAGAATTAAATCTACATTTGATTGGAGACAATATCCACAAGATTTTAAAGACAAGTGGTATGATTACATCGATAATGAGTTTAACCGTAGGGAAGAAGGTTTTTGGTTTTATAACAAAAGCATTCCTACTTACATTACTGGTACTCATTACATGTACTTGCAGTGGAGTAAAATTGATGTCGGGGCACCAGACTTTCGGGAGTCGAATAGATTATTCTACATTTTCTGGGAAGCTTGTAAGGCCGATGTACGGTCTTACGGATTGTGCTACCTTAAGAACAGACGTTCTGGGTTTTCCTTTATGGCCTCAGGAGAGGTGGTTAACTTGGCAACCATATCCTCTGACTCTAGATATGGTATATTATCAAAGTCCGGTCCTGATGCTAAGAAGATGTTCACAGATAAGGTGGTACCCATATCGGTTAATTACCCCTTCTTTTTCAAGCCGACCCAGGACGGAATGGACCGTCCAAAGACCGAGCTTGCCTACCGTGTCCCAGCCAGTAAGTTCACCCGTAGAAAACTTACCGCGACCAACGACGAAACCTTACAGGACGAATTACAGGGACTTGACACGACCATCGATTGGAAGAACACGGGTGACAACTCCTACGATGGAGAGAAACTTAAACTCCTCGTCCATGATGAATCGGGGAAGTGGGAGAAGCCGAACAACATCCTCAACAACTGGAGGGTTACGAAAACCACACTAAGATTAGGTAGTAGAGTTATTGGAAAGTGTATGATGGGTTCAACATCAAACTCTTTAGACAAAGGTGGTAGAAACTTTAAAAAACTTTATGACGACTCAGATGTTACAAAAAGGAACAGCAACGGACAGACTCGCTCAGGATTATATTCTTTGTTCATACCTATGGAATGGAACTACGAAGGATACATTGATTCTTATGGGTTACCTGTCTTCGACACGCCAAAGAAACATACTGAGGGACCGCATGGGGAAAAAATAAAACTAGGCGTAATAGAATATTGGAATAATGAAGTAGAAGGTTTAAAAGATGACCAAGATGGTTTAAATGAATTTTATAGACAATTTCCAAGAACAACTAAACACGCTTTTAGAGATGAATCTAAACAATCATTATTTAATCTAACAAAAATATATCAACAAATAGATTACAATGAAGATGTAAAAAATTCTATAAGTGTAGTACAAGGAAGTTTTCAATGGGAAAACGGACATCAAGACACTAGAGTTATATTTGTGCCAAATAAAAATGGTAGATTTTTAGTTACTTGGGTTCCACCTTTTGAACTACAAAATAAAAGATTTTTAAAAAATGGAGTTAATTACCCAGGTAACGAGCATTGTGGTGCTTTTGGATGCGATCCATATGATATATCAGGAACTGTAGATAAGAGAGGTTCTAATGGCGCTTTACATGGTTTAACAAAATTTAGCATGGAAGAGGTTCCACCAAATCATTTTTTCTTAGAATATATAGCTAGACCACAAACAGCTGAAATATTTTTTGAAGATGTACTTATGGCTTGCGTATTTTATGGTATGCCAATTCTAGCAGAAAACAATAAACCAAGACTACTTTATTATTTTAAACGTAGAGGTTATAGAGGTTTTGCTATGAATAGACCAGATAAAAAAAGAAATAAATTATCTGTTACAGAAAAAGAAATAGGTGGTATACCTAATTCAAGTGAAGACATTAAACAAGCACACGCGTCTGCTATAGAAACTTACATAGAACATTTTGTAGGTTTAAAAGAAACTGGTTATGGTGATATGTATTTTCAACGTACATTAGAAGACTGGTCAAAATTCAACATCAATAATAGAACAACACACGATGCTTCTATTAGTTCGGGTTTAGCTTTAATGGCTTGTAATAAGCACAGGTATACACCTGTAAATAAAAGAAAATTAAAACCAGTTGATTTAGGTATAAAAAAATACGACAACAAAGGAACTGTATCAAAAATTTTAAATTAATGAATATATATACTAATACCAGAAGTGATTTCCCTAGTCAAGTAGTGAGTGATGCTGAAAAAGCCAGTATTGAATATGGTAGACAAGTAGCACAAGCTATAGAACACGAGTGGTTTTCTCAAGGTAGAACTACAGGTAATAGGTATTTAACTGCTTGGAATAATTTTCACCAACTAAGATTATATGCTAGAGGTGAGCAGTCAATACAAAAATACAAAGATGAATTATCTATTAATGGTGATTTATCATATCTTAATTTAGACTGGAAACCTGTTCCTATATTATCTAAGTTTGTAGATATAGTGGTTAATGGTATATCTGAAAGAACCTATGATATAAAAGCTTATGCTCAAGATCCTGAGTCAATAAAGAAAAGAACTGAATACGCTTCTAAGATATATGAAGACATGTTAGCTAAAGAATATTTAGATAACTTAAAAAATACTCTTGGAATTGATTTACATCAAGTACCTAATCCAGAATTATTACCAGAATCAGAAGAAGAGTTAGAGTTACACATGCAATTAAGCTACAAGCAATCATTAGAAATAGCTGAAGAAGAAGCTATATCTAGTGTTTTAGCTCAAAACAAGTATCAATTAACAAGACGTAGGCTTAATATGGATTTAACAGTTTTAGGTATTGCTGCTTGTAAGACAAATTTTAACACAGCTAACGGTATAACTGTTGATTACGTAGATCCTGCTTATATGGTATATTCTTACACAGAAGATCCTAATTTTGAAGATGTATATTATGTAGGTGAATTAAAAGCTGTAACAATACCGGAGCTTAAAAAAGAGTTTCCAGATATAACGGATAAAGAATTAGAACGTATACAAAATATGCCCGGTAATAGATCTTATATTACTGGTTGGGGTGATTATAATAGTAATACTGTTCAAGTTCTTTATTTTGATTATAAAACATATCATAATCAAGTATTCAAAATTAAAAAAACTGATCAAGGTTTACTTAAAGCCATAGAAAAAGATGACACTTTTAATCCAGTTGAAAACGATAATTTTGAAAAAGTATCAAGATCTATAGAAGTATTATATAGCGGAGCAAAAGTATTAGGTACAGATACAATGCTTAAATGGGAGCTTGCTGAAAATATGTCAAGACCTTACGCTGATACCACTAAAGTAAAAATGAATTACTCAATTTGTGCGCCAAGAATATATAAAGGCAGAATAGAATCTTTAGTTAGCAAATGTATTGGTTTTGCTGACATGATTCAACTTACTCATTTAAAACTACAACAAGTAATGTCTAGAATAGTACCAGATGGTGTTTATTTAGATATGGACGGTTTAGCAGAAGTCGATTTAGGTAATGGAACAAATTATAATCCAGCTGAAGCATTAAACATGTATTTTCAAACTGGTTCTATTGTAGGTAGATCACTTACGCAAGATGGTGATATGAATCCTGGTAAAGTACCTATTCAAGAATTAAATTCTAGTTCAGGTCAAGGTAAAATACAAAGCCTTATAAATACTTATCAGTATTATTTACAAATGATACGCGATGTAACCGGACTTAATGAAGCTAGAGATGGTAGTACACCAGATAAACAAACGCTTGTAGGGTTGCAAAAGATGGCTGCTAATGCATCTAATGTTGCAACAAGACACATTAAGCAAGCTGGTTCTTATTTAACCCTTAGAACTGCAGAAAATATTGCGTTAAAAATAGCTGACGCGTTAGAATTTCCATTAACAGCTGAGTCTTTAACCAACTCTATTAGTAATTACAACGTCAATACACTAAAAGAAATTGTTAATTTGAATTTACATGACTTTGGTATATTTTTAGAATTGGAGCCAGATGATGAAGAAAAAGCTCAGCTAGAACAAAATATTCAAGTTGCTCTACAGGCTGGTGGTATTAATCTTGAAGATGCTATTGATTTGAGGCAAATAAAAAATCTTAAATTAGCTAATCAATTACTTAAAGTAAAGCGTAAGCAAAAAGCTATTAAAGACCAAGAAAACGCTCAGGCTAATATTAGAGCTCAAGCAGAATCTCAAGCTGAAGCTAATGAAAAAATAGCAATGAACGAGGTTCAAAAACAAGAAGCTATTAGTGGCTCTAAAGTTCAATACGAACAAGCTAGAACACAAATGGAAATACAAAAAATGAATAATCAAGCTCAACTTGATATGCAAAAAATGCAAATGCAACATGAGTTTGATATGCAAATAGCTAGATTACAAGCTGATACAGCAGCTCAAAACAATAACAAAAAAGAAGCTGCAAAAGACAAGCGTATAAAAATAGAAGGTACGCAACAAAGTAAAATGATTTCGCAAAGGAAAAATGATAGCGATCCTATAAACTTTGAACTAGAAGGTTCTGGTGGACCAATAGAACCAGGTTTATAGATTTATTTAATTATTTAATTATATTATATTATGTCAGAAAAACAAGCGGCCGTTGAGGTCAAGCAAGAAGGTGAATTTAAGTTAAAAACTAAAAAGAAAACACCTAAAAAATTAAACGAAACTAAGGATAATATTACTAAAGTAAGTGTTAATCCAAAAGAACCTTTGGTTGAATTAGAACCAGAGATTAAAAAAGTAGTAATTCCAAAACAAGAAGAAAAAGAAGATGCCATTCAAATCGGAGAAACAAAGGAGGTATCTGTGGAAGAACCATCCGGAGATAGCACAGCGGTGGGAGAACCTGTACAAGAGTCCAACGAGACTACTGAAGGGTTTTCTCCGATCCAAGAAGTAACAGAAGAAGAAGTTAAAGAAGTTGAAGCTGAAGTTAAAGAAGCTATAAGAGATGAAAAAGTTTTAGGTAAACCATTACCTGAAAACATTGAAAAACTTGTAAACTTCATGGAAGAAACTGGTGGTACTATAGAAGATTATACTAGATTAAATGCTGACTATACAAACGTAGATGAAACTATATTGTTGAAAGAGTATTATAAAAAATCTAAACCACACTTAGATTTAGAAGAAATTAATTTCATAATGGAAGAAAAATTCGATTATGATACCGATATTGACGAAGAGCGAGAAGTCAAAAGAAAAAAACTCGCTAAAAAAGAAGAGGTTGCAAAAGCCAAAAACTATTTAGAAGATCTTAAGATTAAATATTACGAGGAAATCAAGTTGAGACCCGGCGTAACTCAAGATCAACAAAAAGCAATGGATTTTTTCAATCGCTATAACAAGCAACAAGAAGTAGCTGAAAAACAACACGAATTATTTAAACAAAAAACTAAAGAATTATTCAATAACGATTTCAAAGGTTTTGATATTAATGTGGGGGATAAAAAATTTAAGTATAATATTGTTAATCGTGATAAAGTTGCTGAAAACCAATCAAACATTAATAACCTTGTAGGGAAGTTCCTTGACAATGACGGTAATATTAATGATCACGCAGGTTATCATAAGGCTATTTATGCTGCTGAAAACGTAGATAGAATTGCAGCTCATTTTTATGAGCAAGGAAAAGCTGATGCTGTAAAAGACGTTGTAAACAAATCAAAAAACCTAGTAGATACTGAAGGTAGAAAATCTCAAGGTGATGTGTTTATTGGTGGAATGAAAGTTAAAGCTATTTCTGGTGCAGATTCTTCAAAATTAAAAATTAAAACGAAAAGGTTTAACTAATTAAAATTAACAAATTATGAGTTTATCTCCACAATTTGGTAGTATTGTACCTTCGCAATTACAACAAACTTTAGCTAACAACTATCTAACATTTGATGGTGGTGCTGGAGGAAATTTTGCGCAACAATATTTACCAGAAATTTACGAACAAGAAGTAGAGCGTTATGGAAACAGAACGTTATCAGGCTTCTTAAGAATGGTTGGCGCTGAAATGCCAATGACAAGTGACCAAGTAATCTGGTCAGAACAAAATAGATTACATATTGCATATGATGCTTGTACTGTAGTTGCTACAGGTGCAAACAACGCTGCTACTGTAACTCCTACTGTTGCTGGTGTTTCAACTGTAGTATCTATAAATGATACTGTAGTTCTTATGGACCCAGTTTCAGGAGCTGAAGCTAAAGGTATTGTAACTGCTTCAACTCCAGGTCCTGGTGGTAGTTTTGTTGCACAGCCATTTGCTAACGCAACTTTTGCTGCACAAGGATTAGCTGCTGCTGGAATTAAAGTATTTGTTTACGGTTCTGCTTATGTAAAAGGATCATCTATGGTAGGTGGTACTCTTGCAAACGCGCAAGCGGATAGAGTATCTGTAGACCCTGCTTTTACACAATTTTCTAACTCACCTATTATATTGAGAGATCAGTATGTTATTAACGGATCTGATATGGCTCAAATCGGTTGGGTAGAAGTTGCAACTGAAGATGGTGCTTCTGGATATTTATGGTACTTAAAAGCTGAGTCTGAAACAAGACTACGTTTTGAAGATTACCTAGAAATGTCTATGGTAGAATCTGAATTAAACGCAAATGCTCTTGCTGTTGCAGGAACAGCTGCTGCTGCTTTACCAGGATCTGAAGGTTTATTTGCTGCTATTGAAAATAGAGGTAATGTAGAAGTAGGATTTACTGCTGCCGCTGGAATTGATGAGTTTGATGAAATTCTTAAAAACTTAGACACTCAAGGAGCTATTGAAGAAAACATGCTTTTCTTACAAAGACAAACTGCTCTTGATTTTGATGATATGCTAGCTGGTATTTCTGGTGGTTTCGCTGGTGGTACTGCTTTTGGTTTATTTGAAAACTCAGAAGAAATGGCTCTTAACTTAGGTTTCTCTGGATTTAGAAGAGGATCTTATGACTTTTATAAAACTGATTGGAAATACTTAAATGACGCTTCTACGAGAGGTGGTATTGTAGGTATTAACTCAATCGAAGGTGTATTAGTACCTGCTGGAACTTCTACTGTTTATGACCAAATTTTAGGTACAAACATTAGACGACCATTCTTACACGTGCGTTATAGAGCATCTCAAGGAGATGACAGACGTATGAAGTCTTGGTTGACTGGTTCTGCTGGTGGTGCATTTACTTCAACTCTTGATGCTATGGAAATTAACTTCCTATCTGAAAGATGTTTAGTAACTCAAGCTGCTAATAACTTTGTATTATTTAAAGGTATCTAATACCTAAATTAAATCTTAGGGTCACAAAGTGAGCGTGACCCTAGGGTTTTTTTATTAACTATTTAATTTTATCATATTATGGCTAAAAAAGCTAAAGCAGTAGAAACTGTTGAGGTTGCACCTCAGGAAGTGGTTACAAAAACACCAACAAAACCTGCAAAAGAAGCGTGGGAAGTTAAGGATAGAGTTTATTACTTAAAAGGTAATAAAAATCCATTAACATTAACAATACCTGGAAAACACACTAAAAAGCATGCATTGCTTTATTTTGATCCAGAAATGAAAAAACAAAGAGAACTAAAATATGCAACTAATCAATCAAGCCCATTTGTTGATGAGCAAAAAGGCGAGTGTACTATGGGGCATATTATGTTTAGAGATGGAACACTGAGAGTAGGTAAAGGAGATATTGCGCTTCAAAAATTACTTTCATTATACCACCCATTAAAAGGAAGAGTGTATGAAGAATTTAGCGCTGTAGCTGAAGCAGAAGACGATTTAGATTTAATAAATCTTGAAATAGACGCTATGACAGCCGCTAGATCTATGGATATTGATCAAGCAGAAGCTATAATGAGAGTTGAAAAAGGTTCTGCAGTAAACAACATGAGCTCTAAAGAATTAAAAAGAGATATATTGTTGTTTGCAAAACAAAATCCTAAAACTTTTATAGCTCTAGCTAAAGATGATAATGTTCAACTAAGAAACTTTGGTATTAAAGCCGCTGAGGTTGGTATAATAAAGTTATCTCAAGATCAAAGAACATTTACTTGGGGGTCAAATGATAGAAAACTAATGAATGTGCCTTTTGATGAAAATCCATATTCAGCCTTTGCTGCTTTCTTGAAAACAGACGAAGGAGTTGAGATCTATAAATCTATAGATAAAAAACTATAAAAACAAGTGATACTAATATAAGGCGGATTCGTCCGCCTTTTTAGTATATTAAAAATTAAAATAATGGTAAATGTAAATACAGTATATACAACAGTCTTGTACATATTAAACAAAGAGCAAAGAGGCTATATTACTCCAAGCGAGTTTAATAGTTTAGCTGTACAGGTTCAAAATGAAATTTTTGAATCGTATTTTCCTGATGGCAATCAATTAAACCGTCAAAATCAAAACAATACTCAAAATGATACAGAGTTTTTTAACATGTTTAAAGACACTGCTTATAAGCTTTATCCTTTTGAAAAAGATGCAGAATTCACATATGACACTACTAATAACGGTTGGTATTTTAATAGTTTAAATTCTATATTTAAATTAGGTGAAATCATATCTACATATAACACTACAAATCCTACATACGAATCTATAACTCAATTAACTAGTAGAAGTGATTATACTAAAATAACTAAATCTAAGCTTACAGCTCCTACGATTCAATATCCTATAGCGATCACAACTCAATCAACAACAAACATATCTCCATTTTCACAATCAATTTTATTAGTAAAAGTTAATCCTAAGCCAGATAAACTAACAATAAACTGTATTTTTACTCCTAGTAATCCTATATGGGGATTTACTCCTGGAGCTATGGGACAATACATATATAGTCCTTCTACGTCTATAGACTTTGAACTAGATATATCAGAACAAACTAATTTAATAATAGGTATTTTAAAATATGCTGGGGTTATAATAAAAGATCCTGAGATAGTTCAAGCAGCTACACAAGAAGCACAACAAGTATCTATAAATGAAAAATCTTAAATAAATGAGTAAAATAACAGAAACAAATCAACAGTATTATCAAGGTGCTCAACCATTTTTAGTTACTGCGGCGGCTGGACAAACTGCATTTGTAACAACATTTGACACAGATTTAATATTTGGATCTTCTGATCCAACAAATGTTGATTATGCTTTAAATAATTTTAAAGTTTATACTAGTACAACAGGTTTACCTGGTAGCTTTACTGAATATACTTCAACTTATACAGTATCAAACAACACAATTAATTTTCCTGGAGCATCTCCAATACCTCAAAACTCGTATGTTGTTGTTCAATTAAAAACATTAGACGGTGGTAAATACGCAAATACTCCAGCCGAAGAAGCTATAGGTGATGCTGTTGAAGAAAATTATGGATCTTATCAATATATAAAATTATCTGATATAGTAGATAATTACATGGTAGGTTATGTTGGCGATGGAAAAATAATTCAGTCTGCTAAAAAATCTGATGTAGTTTTTTTTGCTAAAAGATCTTTACAAGAATTTAGTTATGATACTTTAAAAAGTATAAAATCACAAGAATTAACTATACCTTCTAGCTTATCTCTTCCAATACCACAAGATTATGTTAACTATGTTTCTTTTTGTTACATAGATTCTTTGGGTGTAAAAAGACCTTTATATCCTAATAATAACTTAACTACTAATCCTTATTATAATTTAATACAAGATGACCAGGGTGTTCCAACTCAAGATAATTTTGGAGAAAATTTAGAAGGTACTTCTCAAACAGTAGAAAGATGGAGAAAAGCTGACGATAGAATAATAAATAATCAAGCTTTTAATCAATTATATGATAATTTTGCATATGGATTATATGCAGAAGGCTGGTATGGTTCTGGTCCTTGGGATTGGGGGAGATTATATGGTTTAGAACCACAAACATCACAAGTTAACGGTTGGTTTGGAATAAATGAAAGAGATGGTTTGTTTACTTTTTCAAGTAATTTAAGAGATAAATTAATTGTTGTAGATTACATATCAGATGGACTTGCATATGATTTAGATACAAGAGTTCCTAAACTAGCTGAAGAAGCAATGTATACGAGTATTTCATATAATTTGTTATCTGGAAGAGCTAATGTATCTGAAGGTATTGTCGCTAGGTTTAAAAAAGATAGAAGAGCAGCTCTTAGAAATGCTAAAATAAGATTATCTAACATTAAATTAGACGAAATAGTTCAAGTTATGCGAGGTAAATCTAAATGGATAAAACACTAAAATTTAATGGCAAAAGTTAAAAATACTTTTATAAAATCCAAGATGAATAAAGACTTGGATGCTCGTATTATTGCTAACAATGAATACAGAAACGCTTTAAATGTACAAGTTAGTAAATCCGAAGGTGAAAATGTAGGTTCTTTAGAAAACGTATTAGGTAATAATTTAATAGCTAACGTAGCCGTACACACAGGTGTTAGTGGTTTGTATTGCATAGGACATGTAGAAGATGATTCTAATGGTAATATGTATTTATTTTTTACAAACTATTTAGATCAAGATCCAACCCAACTCAAGTATAATTCAAGCGCTGAAAATTTTATATTAAAATGTAGTAGTTCTGGTGTATTAACAACACTGGTTAAAGGCGCTTTTTTAAATTTTTCAAAAACACATCTTATATACGGTATTAATATAGTTGAAAATTTATTATTTTGGACAGATAATAGAAACCAACCTAGAAAAATAAATATAGATTTAGCTAATCCAACTAAACTTGCAATTCCAACTTATTATACTACAGAAGATCAAATATCCGTTGCCAAATACAATCCTTATAGCGCTATAGAGTTATATGCTGAAAGTAAAGAATCTACAGCTCCTACAACTCAATACGAGACAACTATGAAGGATGTTACTAGTAAGTTTTATCCTAACGGTGGTAGTTCAAAACTAAATGCTCAAGCCCTATCAGGAGCAGCTAGCTTTGTAGTTAAAAATTTAAAAGGATATATAGCTCAAGCTCAAATACCTAATCCTTATGATAGTGGCGCTAACGTATCATATATAGATGCTTTAGGAAATATAGTACCAATACCTTCAGCATATGTTGATACCGTTGTTTATTCTGCTCCTGCTGGTGTTAATCCAGCTCTATGGACTGTTAATATATTAGGTGCAACTATACCTACAACGCTAGCAGCAGATACAGAAATAATTTTTAATTATAATAAATATTACGAAAAAGATTTTGCGGGTGATGACACTTATTTAGAAGATAAGTTTGTAAGATTTGCATATAGATTTAAATTTGTAGATGATGAATATTCTTTATTCTCTACATTCACACAATCTACATTTATACCTAGACAAGATGGGTATTTTATGTATGTTAAAGATGACGCTAGGGGAATGCCTGAGTTAGACGATCAAGCAGAGTCTTATAGAAGTACTATAGTTTCTTTTGTAGAAAATAAAGTAGATAAAATACAACTAAGAATACCATTACCTTTTAAAAACTATGAATTAAAAGATAAATTGCTTTTAGAATCTATTGATATACTATATAGAGAATCTGATCAAACAACTGTTAAAGTTGTTGATACAATAGAAGAGCAGGAAATTTTTAATCAATCAGCTAACTGTACCGTAAGAACAACTACCACGTCTAGTAATACTGTTTTAGTAGATAATGTAAAAGGAGGTATAAACGTAGGTAGTTATGTAACTGGTTTTGGTATAACTACAAACATAACAGTAACTGCTTACCAACCTGATAATCCAAATATTAATCCTAGTACATCTGGTGAAATAACTTTAAGTTCACCTGTTTCTTTAGCTGCTAATGTAGAGTTAACTATAGGTGAACCTGAGTATTTTACATATGACTATCAGTCTCAAAAACCTTTTAAAACATTACCTGAAAAAGATTTAATAAGAGTTTATGACAAAATACCTGTAAGAGCTTTAGCTCAAGAAGTTTCTGGCAACAGAGTTATATATGGTAATTTTTTAAATAAACACACTGCTCCTGATTTTATAGATTATCAAACAGCTATTACAACTAAATCAGCATTTAACACATTAGAAGCACAGGGCGATGCTGTTGGACCTATTCCAATTGGATCTACACAAATAGAATTAATTAACATAAAAGATGTAATTTCTGTAGGTATGGTAGTTATATGTGACGGAGTTCCAGAAGGTACTTTAGTTACAGGTGTAAATGCTACTACTATTGAAATAGACACACCAACAACGGCTGTAATAGCTAACTTACAACTAGTTTTATTAGTTCCTGGTAGTGATATACAGAAAACAACTAGTAAAATAGAATATCCGAACTCTAGTGTAAAAACAAATAGAAATTATCAAATTGGAGTAGTGTTATCGGATAGATACGGTAGACAATCAGGTACTATTTTATCAAACAATAAAACAAGCATAACACTTCCAAATGGAGCTAGTTTTAAGGGTGATACTGCTTATTCCCCTTATAATGATGAAAATATAGATAATGATAGTTGGCCTGGAAACTCTATAAAAGTTTTATTTAACAATGTTATAGGCGAGCAAAAAGACGCTCAATTAGCTTTACCTGGTGTTTATAATGGTGATCCTACAAGTGCAGATTATAATCCGCTGGGTTGGTATAGTTTTAAAGTAGTTGTAAAACAAACAGAGCAAGATTATTACAATGTATATCTTCCCGGTATAATGGCATCGTATCCTAGCGACCAATCATTAGAAGTTGGTGAAACTTCACATACTGTTTTAATTAGTGACAATATAAATAAAGTACCAAGAGATTTAGTTGAGGTTGGTCCACAACAAGATCAATTTAGAGCATCGGTAAGATTATATGGAAGAGTTCAAAATTCTGCAACAAGTGTATCTGTAGGATCTACGAATTTAGGTTTAAGCAATGAACAGTATTATCCAGGTAGAACTTCTGATTTTGCTTCAACAGTTTCAACTGTAAGAGATTTATTTGATTACGATCCACAAGTTCCACCTCAACCTAACTTTTTTCCTCAATTTTATTCATTAGATTCAAATCCTTATATAGCAAGAATAAATACAGCTAATAAAATAGGTCAATTGTCTAATGTTAATTTTTCAGCAGTAAGTGGAACAGTGTCTATATCTGGAACATCAAGTACTATAAGATTAAATAATGTTAGCGGAACAACTGGTACTATACTACCAGGAGATACAGTGCAAGGTCCAGGTTTTCCAAGTGATTTAACTTTAGTTAGTTTCACTGGAACTACTGCTGGTCCTGCAGGTGTAATAATGGCGGGTGCTTACACAGGCACAAGCATAACAGTAGCACCAGGCGGTGGTGCGATAGGTGGCATTACTGTAGGAATGATGATAACAGCTGCTTCTGGTACACCTACAATACCCGCTGGCACAATAGTGTTAAATAAAGACGCAACAACTGCTGCTCCTAATGTTATTTTAGAACTTAATAACCCTGTTAACATTGGAGCGGCTGATACTCTTAACTTTACAACACCTGCTCAAATAGTAGTAAGTGAAGCTGTTGACGCCTCAGTAGGTGATTTAGTTAATATATACAGTGCTGCAACACCTGGTATACAATATTTAGCTGTATATGAAACAGAACCAGTTGAAAGTTTATTAGATATATTCTGGGAAACCTCTACTACTGGACTAGTTAAAAGTGTAAACGATATTGTTTTAAATGAAAATACTGGTGGATTAGGAGCTGCAGGATTAAATCAGTGGAATGATTCTCCTTTCTTAGAAAGTTTAACTTTTGATTTTGGAGGAACTAAACCAAGTATATTAACTGCACCTATATATCTAGTAGATAACTTTGACGTACAAATACCAAACTCAGAAATAGATGAAGTTTTATCTTTAGATAGCGTTGTAGATGGTTATGGCACCAATGTGCAAATTGCTTATGATCAAGGACCTTGTTTTGCTTTTACAGAAACAGGTACTAACACTAATCAATTTAACGTAACTATAGATACTGGATTCATAGGTGGTTATACTTTTGGACAAACTAACTCTGTTTGGTTTGGTACAGATCCTTTGCTAAGAACATTTACTTTTACTTTCTCTGCAGTTGTAAATGGTTTGCCTTTTAACCAAAGCTTTACATCTACATTAGGAAATGTAGCTCCTCATATTCCAACTGGAATTGGAGCTTCAATGAAAGTTTTAATACCAGAAACTACAACTATTATAAAAGTTTACGACGCTAGTGATACATCTAACACTATAAATGTTGGTGACACTGTAGAAGGTGTTGGTATTCCTCTAAATACTATAGCCACGGGCACTACTTTTAGCCCTCCTGGTGGATCTAGTCAACTTTTACCTTTAGTGAACACGGTTTATCAATCAACAACATCAGAGCATTATTCTTGGGAAAACTCACTTCTAGTTGTCGGGTATGAACTTGTTGCCTTTACATTTCAGTATC